TTAACCTAAAGCTATAGCTAAAGCTGTGCTATCGGCATATGTTACATCTGGTGCAGTTACAGCAACCCACGCAGATCCGTTGTAGTATTTTAAAGCATTTGAAGTTGAGTTATAAGCAAGATCACCCTCATCTAATGAGGAAGCTGGATCACTTGAAGCTACTCGATAACGAGAAGCAAAAGAAGTTACACCAGCAATATTGTCAGCTACTGTATTTAAATCAGCAACAATAGCTGAAGTACCCAAAGTGTTAAGATCAGAAACTATATCAGATGTAGCAAGAGTATTGAGATCACTTACTATATCAGATGTAGCTAGAACATTAATGTCCGTAACAATATCAGAAGTGGCAAGAACATTTAAGTCAGTTACAATATCACTCGTTGCCAAAGTATTTAAATCAGAAACTATATCGCTTGTAGCAAGAACATTAATATCTGTAACTATATCGCTTGTTGCTAAAGTATTTAAGTCGGAAACAATATCAGAGGTAGCTAAAGTATTAAGGTCACTTACAATATCTGATGTTGCCAAAAGATTTATGTCGGTAACTATGTCAGATGTTGCAAGAGTATTTAAGTCAGAAATTATATCAGAAGTTGCAAGGAGAGCCATGTCGGCTATACAATCACTTGTTGCAAGGAGAGCCATATCGGCAACACAATCAGTTGTTCCTAGTAATCCCATGTCAGTTACAACTGTACTTGTTCCTAGTAATCCCATAGCAGTTACATTAGCTGAAGTACCTAGATGTCCCATTGCAGACACATTTGCAGAAGTTGCTAATAAATCTAAATCAGTAACAATCGCAGAAGTACCTAGTATTGCTAAATCTGCAACAGCATCAGAAGTACCTAGTCTACCAATCTCAGTAGCTTTTCCAGCAACAGCACCTATGTCCGTTGCATCTCCAGCTACAGCAGTTACATTAGAGGCAATATTTTCTACTGCTTGTATATCGCTACTTATTGCTGCAAGTGTAGATATATCACTAGCAATTCCAGCAACAGTATTAACATTAGTTGTTGTTTCAGCAAATTCCAAAGCATTACCAGCCGAATTAACAGATAGTATTTTATTTGCTACTAGATTAGGGAAAGTTAAATTATAAGTATTGGCAGTTGTAGAAACTGCTCTTGGAGAAAATTTCAAATCTCTTTCTAATTGTTGTGCCATAGCCACAATTTTGTCTAATTCTGTATTAAGTGTTTCTATAGGAAAAGTACCAGAACTTGGAAAATCTGTGGTTCTTGATATAGGTAGCTCTCTATATATTGTATATATGTGTCCGTTAGTAGAAGCTCCACCAAGAGTTATATTACCTCCCCCAGTTGCTCCAGCTCCAGTAACAGAATACTGTGTAGCATTTGCTGGACTAGAAGCTAGTGTTAAGGTAGTATCTGTACCACTAACAGTTTTAATAACTACTAAATCTGCATCATTAAAAAATTCAAAAGGAACTGAAAATGCAGTCTGTGAACCAGATGCAGTATACTGTACTCTAGGCGAAGTATCCGAAATAGTTATACTCATTTATCTTCTTAATGCTCCTTTTTCAATATCATCAAATAAGCTATCCATATACCATACATTCTGAAAGGGTAATAGTCTACGCACATTCCTTGCTGTGTGATGGTTATATTTGCCAGTACCCCAAGTGTACATAATATCAGCAATGTTACTTAATTGAGAAGCAGTTGGGCCAAGAACATCTGGTATAGGATTGTTTAATAAATCTCTATAAGTACCATAAGGTCTACCACCACCAAGTAATGGTCTTATTCCTATTTCATTATTTCCTAATCTTTCTATTGAATTATTAATATCTGAAAATATTCCACCTAATCCACTTCTATCAAAAGCATCTACTACTTTATTTTGAAAAGGTTTTTTACTGTAATCTCTATTATAAGCTTTTCCTCTATAAGCATCTACCATAGCACCAGCAGCTAATAGCATTAATACACCACTCATAAAGTTAGCATCTTTTTCTTGTAATCCTCTCATCAACATTCTTTGTGTTGCAGCCATACCAAATTTTTTAAACTGTGTTAATACACCACCTATTTCTGTATTTGCCCATAAAGGTACATCTCCTTTTGCTGGGGTTACAATATCTATATTAGCTTGTTTACCTATGGCTGAATGAAAAGCATCTGCTGCTTTTTTTGCTTTAGGAGTTTGATCCCATGCTTCTGTATTAGCTACTCTTATTATTTTATAACTATCTCCATTTTGTTTCCAGCTTTTTTTACCATTTTTCCCAACACCATGTTTTTTATATTGTTTATATATTTCTTTAGCCGTAGCATCATCAATACCTAAATTATTTAATCGAGCAGAATTTACTTTTGTTAATTTTTTTCCTAACACAAGTAGTTCTATGTTTTCTAACATTCTTGTTCCATTATAAAATCCAGCTATTGTTTTAACACCAGCATTCCACGGATTTGTCATATTTATAAAAGTAAAATATAAATTACCAACACCACTAAATCCTTTTTCAAATTTATTATATACTCCATAAGAATCACCAAGATCATACATTCTCATAGCTCTACTACTATCCCATAAGTCAGTAGCTTCTCCACCTAATTGTGTAGTGTTCATACTTTTTTTTGCTATATCTTTAGCCATACCACTACTCATTAATTCAAAGTTCATTCTAAAAGTTTTTCCAATACCATTAATCATAACTAATCTTGCAGTATCTACTACTTGTGATAATCCAGTAAGCATTGTTAAAGCATTATATAATTTAAACATTCTAATACCTTGACTAATACTTCTATTAGGATCATCAGCTAAACCATAAGTTCCTCTTATTAAAGCTATTGAAGCATCAAGATTAGTTAATATTTCTGTTTTATCTTCTTGAAGTTTAGCTACTTGTTTATTTATTTTAGTTATTTCTTCAGTTGTATCCTGATATTTTCTAGTAATTAAAAGATCCTCAATTTTAACATCATATTCTTCAGCTATTTGTTTAATACCCATTTGATGAGTTCCATCTGGTTTCCATCTAGTTCCATAACCTAATGGATCACCGAATACTTTTGTAATTTCTATATCTGGAACTACTTGATTAAAATAATATCGCATTAATACCGATACATCTTTTTCAATAAATCCAGCATCAGCTAAAGCACGATAGTCTATATTTAATTCTCTACTTTTAAAACGAGAAGATATTTTGTTTACTTGTTTAAAATGTTCTATTAATGCTCCGTCTGGAATTTTTTTTCCACTATTAACTGCAAAATCTAATTCTGCACTTACAGCATTTAATCGAATATAAGGTTGATAGTTTAAAAAGTTATCTGCTATTTCATCTATTTCTTTTTGAGTAATTCTAGGATTTTTATCTCTTAAAGAAACAGTTAATATTTTTTTAAACTCTGTAAAATTATTTTTAATCCTATCTCTTTTATAGGAAATAGTAATATAGTTTTTAGCTAATGAACCATTTTCTTTTATATAAGCTAGTCTATCTAATAATATTTTTTTTTCTGCATGAAGTTCTGTCATTAATTCATTGTTTTTTGTTCTACGAATCCAATAATTAATTTTATCTATTTCTCTTTCTATATAAGAAGATACAATACCTAACTCGTCATATTCTTTTCCTAGTTTACCAAAAAATCCATCTAATTCTTTTGATGCTTTTATTACTTCTTCTGGTAAATCTTTTCTTCCAGACCTTGCATCCCATACTGCTTCTCTAAATTCTTTAGGAGACATTACTCCTTCACCTCTATTTATTTTTGTATCAAAAGTTCTTTCAAAAAAGTTTTGTTTATTCTTTCCTAATTTGTGTAAATATGTTGCATATAAAGATTCAAGTTTTTTAGTAGTTTCTATTACTAAAGGTGTGTATCTTAACTTAACATTTCTTTCTATACTTGGTTTGGTTGCAATTCCTTGAAAGTTTTTAATTGTATATAAAGGGCTTTCTAAAACTGATTCAATCATGTCTTGCGCTGATGTGATTCCTTTTTGCAATACGATAAATACTGGATTAGATAATAATGATGTTGGTACATTTTCTCCAAATACACCTAAACCAGTAGGTTGTATTTTGTTCATAGCTTGTTCTTCTGCTTCTGTAATAATTTTAGTATCAATAGGTTGTGCAGCTCCCATTGTATTTTTACCAAAAATATTATTATCTGCTTCATCAAGAAAGTCTGCATTTTTATCAAATTTTTTAGTAGATTTATTTGCATTAATGCTTGGGAACATTGTAGGAATAATAAATCCACCAGCAGTAATAGCAACTGATTCTGTCATAGGTCTAGTTTGATCTAAATATCTTTTCATCGCTTCTTCAGCCATTAAAGGAGTACCCATTTTTAAACTTCTTGCCAGTCTTGTTCCACTTAACAATACACTTCCAGCTTTAGTAAACATAAATAAAGAAGTTGGATCAGTTAAGCCACCTAGTATTCTCCCTATAATGTAACTAGGATCACCTTGTATTTTTGCTGCTTTTTCTTTAAATCTATTTATAAGATAAGTAGTATGTTCTTTATTTTTAGAATGTAAAAAATTTCCCATGTATTCTTTATATTTAAATAATTGGTCATCATGGTAAGGATCATAACGATCATCTACCTCATATATATCTGGTCTTTCATTTTTAATATTTTCTACTATTCTTCTTACACCACCAAGTACCCAATTATCATCAAGAATACCTCTGCCTAGATTACTTAACATATCTAATCCACCTAATTCAGATTCTTGCCTAAAATATCCACTAGGCATTGTAGGATCGCCAGTTGTAATTAGTACATCAGGCATTATTTTAATGCCTTAGGCTCACTTATAGTATCTATATTGATAGTAGGTGTATTTAAGTCCTCATTAGTAGATGGTAAACTATCATTTACTATAGGAGCTTGAAACATTGTAGATTGTCCATTGTGCCAAGATTGTATTAATCTAGCATTTAAACTTAATCTACCTCTATGTGATTTAGAAAATACTCCATCATTATATAATTCATTTAATATTGTAGGAGGATAATCATTATATTGATCTCCTCTTATTCCATCTGTATTTTTTTGTTGATAAGTTGCTCCAGTATCAACACCCATAATATGTAAAGGTATATCTTTTTTATCTAAATAAGATTCATAACTACCTAAAGCTGCTGCTCTTTCTTCATCACTAGTAGCATTAAAATATTTTTCAAATGCTTGTTTCATTCTATTGCCAATAAAACTATTTGTTTTTTCTCCAAAACCACTTACATAATTTAAGTCTACAAGAGCCATAGCTAAATAAGTATTTCTATCTCCTACTACATTGTCTCCAAAAAAAGATTGTATTTCATTATATTTTGTATTTAATATATTATACGAAATATCGATTGCATCTTTTTGATTTAATCTTTGTTCTCCTTTAAGAAGTTTATCAACATCATATCCTTTTTCTATTAAGGCATTTACTGCAAATTTATCATTTAAAGAAAATCCATAACCGATTGTTGGATCATTAATATATTTTCCATTTGCATCTTTCTTGCTTAAATATTCATATTTTATATAATCTGGATTATAATCAGAATTTATAATATCCCATTCATTACTAGGAGCATAAGCTGTAGCAAAAAATCCTCCTTCATTTTTCATAGTGTGATCAAAAAATATATTTTGTGTGTAAACCATCTCATCTCCTTTTGTTAGTAACCCCTGTTGTGAAGCTATGTCATAATCTTCTTTTAATTCTGGCTTCATTTGTTCCATTAAAATAGCTTCTTTCTGTATCTCTTGTGCTATTTCATCTATTCTAATATCTTTTGACAAATCTAATTCTGGAAGTATTGCACTAAAAAAACTATTTTCATTTAAAAATCTTTTTACTCTATCTCCTACTTTTGTTTTGGTTTGAAGGGTGATAAAAACTCCTCTAAAAACAGATTCCATTGCAGCATCTATTGAAGGATTTTCATTTAACATTTGTTGATCGTCTAAACTAAATATAGTGTTTTTTAATGAGTTGTATTTTCTATTGACAACATCTTCGTATATTCTTTCTTTTGATAAAGATTTATATGTTTTCATAGTACGCATAGGTTTGAAAGCTGTAGAAGAATTAACTGGGCCAACATTAGCCCATATACCATCTCCATCAAAATCTACCTTCATATGAAATATTGGATCGGGTTTTTGAGATTTTTGTCTATCCATAATTAATTCTATCCTACCCATAGAAAGCATTTGATATAAATTAGTAGCATCTAAAAAACTATCAGTAATTCCTAATTCCTCTTTTTCTTTTGTAGTCATATTCCACATTCTATTTTGTAAAGTAAAAATTATATCGTGGTCTATTTCAGATTTACTAAAACCTTGTTTTCCGTATATAGTATATGCTAATTCTTTACTCATTAATAAGCACTCCAATATAGTCCATTTTCCATAAAGTTATCTAAAACAATATCTAAAACTTTATCTATTTTTTTCCTTAAATTATGTTCAGTTATTGATGTAGATTCGTGATATCCTTGTGTAAGATATAAGTCTAATATAGGTCTAATAATTTGTTGTACACTATTGTTATCTATTTCTAATTTTTCTTCTAATGTAGACCCTGTCCAAGCTGAAATTCTTTCTCCAGTTACATAACTTCTATATCCACCAGTAACCCCTTTCTGCTTCCATCTATGAGTTTGATCAAGCTTACCACCTTTACTAAGTTGCTTATTAATAATAGCAGTTAAATCAATACCTCCAGTTTTATCATCTGCATCAATTATAATAAGCTCATCTAATCTTGTTTTAATTTGTCCTTTAGTAGTATGATCTAAATTCATTTTACTAAAAAAATCTAAAGCAATTACTTCTCTTTGCATTCTTTCTACTACTTCTCCTTTGTCGTTTAATATACCTCCAGTATTAAGTTGTCTTATTTCGTGATATTCTTGTAATGGTAATAATAATCCTTCATCTAAATCTTTAAATAAAAATTTATAACCACTTTCTTTTGTCAGAAAATAATTTACCATGTAAGCTGCTCTATCTAATTTATCTAAACCAGATTCTGATTTAACATTTATTGATTGCATACTATTTAAAAAATTAGTTATTTGTGGTATTGGTTGTCCTAAATTATAAGCATAAGCTGTTAAAACAGCAAACTTGTCATTTTCTTTTGCTAGTCCACCATCTTCAGATAGAATAATCTTTCCATAATCTGGATTTCGTACTTTTCGTTCTTCATCTAAAAATTCTCTTTTATCTCTTGCGAATATATCCAATGTACCAAGTTCCAAATGTCTTAAATCTTCTATATCTAATATTGATTTAAGATTTTGATTAATTATCATATTCCTTAATTTCTCTTTAACAGTATCTCCTTCTACTCCTTCTAACCTTTCTAATGCAGATACAGAAGAAACAGATAAAACTTGCTCTAAATCATTAACTATATCAGTTATACTTTTTTGACTATCAAATTCGCCTACTTCACCTTTAGGTAAAAAACGATTTGCAAACTCATTAACTTTTTGTCCTAAGTGATATTGTGCTACATAATTATCTATCTCCCCTTGCTCCAATCCTAAAGCTACTGCTTTATTTATTAGTTGATCCGAACTTAGATTAATATAATTTTCTGGTTGATTTAAAAAATTATTCATATCTGTTGTATGTTGTTGTTTATTTTCTGAGTTAGTAGTTAATTCATAGGTATTTATTTCTTTTTGATGTAATGCCATTTCTCTACTAAGAAATTTTTTAGCTTCTTCTATAATGCCACCTCTTTCTTCTAATGTACTTCCTATTAAAGTAGCATACCCATCTTCATCATCTACCTTAGGATTTTTTCTATATTCTTTTTCTAACATTTCTGTTAGCGATCTGTTTAATTCTTTAAGCCTATCATGTCCTACACTATAAGATTCTTCTCGAATCAATCTCATAGTTTCATCTACTGTTTTTTTAATTTTACTATTAACTCTCAATAATTCAAAACCTAGTTTTTGTTTTCTTAACCATTCTTTAGGAGGATCCATTGTTCTTCTTTCAGAAGGTTTAGCAACATTATAAGTTGATATATATCGTTCATAAATTTCTCCTAATTCTGCATCGTATATTTTCTCTTTAAATGAATCTATGTTATTTTTATTCCAATAACCTGTCATATTATACATAGTTTCAGCAGTTTTATCATGAAATGCAATTATACTTAATTCATTTGCTTTTACTGCTTCTTGAAAATCTAATTTTTCTCTAGTGTTAGCTATCACTTCTCCTTCTTGTGCAGCCATCATTCCAGCATAAGTTTTAGTCCAAGCTTGAAATCTTTTAGGAGCTTTATTTATTAATGTTTCTACATAAGTATCTGTTTTATTTACAAAACTAGTTGGGTTATCCCAATTTTCTCTAGCAAAATCTTTTATAGCTTTATAAGTTTTAANTTGTGTATCAGCTTTCCATTTATTTTCTTCTAAAGTTGCTTGTCGTTGTGCAAAGAAATCTAATTTTTCTGTAGCTGTTTTTGCAAAAGTTGCTAAAGCATCTCCACCATAAGCTGGTACTACTCCCATTCTGTTTGAAACAGAAGAAGCAGTTGTTATTGTTTTTCTTTCTCCAGTTGTTAAAGCCATTTATTTATCCTAAATATCATAATATTTATAATTTCCATATCCAGTTGACAGTTCTGCTATTACAGAAGTATATCCACCAAATACCAATTCATTATCTTTCATTTTATTTTCATATAGCATACTTCGATATTTATTTTGTGTGCTACTTGCCATGACACGAATATTTGAAATATCTTTTACTGCTTTATTTGTCACTTGTTGATTGATATTTAAAAAACTCATACCATCATCATAGTAACCAGCGATAGATTGATAAGCTGAATTATTTGCTAAAGACATTCTAGCTAATTCTTGTCTTGCATTTTCTTCTTCTATTGCTTGTACCTTTGCTAATTTTGCCTCTGTTCCTATTCTATAATTTTCTCTTGCCAAAGCTCGTCTTTGAGCTTGTATACTTGACATTGTTCCAATAGAACTTGCTAATGCACTTAATGCAAATGCTTCTGCTCCACTCATGCGAATTGTATCTCCATAGCTAGTCCTAATACCTTTAATGGTAAAGGATCGTTTTGTGAAATAGTAATAGTAGGAGATTGATCATATCCTAAAAAGTTAAATTCTTTTTTACCAGTTACAGCAGTAGTATCACTACCAACAGTAAAATTAACTTGTTGTATTACTAATTGTTTTGATGTTTGATCTGAAGCTTTCATAGTAATATCTAAACCACTAGATATATCTACAATAGCTTTACTTACTCGTCTAGGTTGACCAGTCAAAGGCCCACTTTCTATTTCTTTATCGATTGGCATTGTTTCTAATATTGGTGTAAAATTAAATCCTACTCTTATTCCTGTTGGGAAAGGAGCAGAAGTTAAAGTTATTCTACTACTACTATCTACAGTAAATTGTCCTAAAGAACCATTCCCATAGACAGCAAATACTATATCTGTATTTTCATAGATAGCATTAACTGTATGCAAAAATCCATTCACTACTGTAATAACAGCATTGTCAGAAGGAACTGCTGCTAAATTCTGATCTAATGTTAAAGTATGTTGTGATGCTCCAGCAGATACAGCAGTAATAGTATATTCTGTAGAGTTACCAGCTATTGTAATTGTTTCTTGTACTTGTGGTGCAGTAGTAAATCCATCTACAATTAAAAAGTTTTGGTTAGTAGCTTGACTTGCTCCTTTAACTAATGGAGTACCTTTTTGATATACAGTAGTTGTTGATGAACAATCTAATGTTATTGCATCTGTATTAGCAAATTGTTCTAAAAAATATTTTGTTCCAGAAGGAACTACTCTTTTTACAACAACAAATAATTTTTCATTTAAAGCTATAATGCTATAAAATTTATCATTTGTTTGTGTTTCCCACATAGTCCAACCAGCTATTTTTTCATGTCTTATGCTATGAAATACAGCTATTTGCCCATCATATGTTGATCCACTATTTAAGAAAAAAGCAAATTGTTCTGGTTTTTCTTCATTACCGGTAATCATTGATAATTGTTTTGGTGTATCTATTAAGTGAGAAGCTAATACTGAAACACTTGTAGAACGATATGCTTGTTCAACATCTGAAAATACATATTCTCTAACTGCTTTACCATTCTTTTGACTGAATAAAGTAGCTCCATCAAAAGATATTGGAGTTGCTCTATTACAACCATAAGGTGTTTGTTTTAAAAAAGCTATATTACTAGGAGTAATTGCTGCTGAAGTAGAAGATGTAGGTACAAAATATTCAGCTCCATCTGTAAATATTTGTAAGTTACGAGAAGAAATTAAATGTCTTATTTCATTAACTCTATCTCCAGCAATAGCTACATTAATTGATTCATCAGCCAAACCAGTACCTAAATTAAAATTAAAATATCCTCCTATTTGACTAGCAATAATAGCCGAAGGTTTATCTCTTACTCCAGCAAACCATAATCTATTATCATGAAATGATACAGCTTGTGGGTATCCTCTAGTTGCTGAAATTAATTCTTCTGTCCAATCTGATTCTGCATCTGTACTTGCTAAAGTTTCTATAACTTGACAAGTAACTGTAGTAGCATTTGTATATCCAGTAATCTTAACTTGTTTAGGAGTAGTTCCTATTTCTAAATATAAACCAGTCCATGCACTACTAAATATTGAAGATGAAGCAGTTAAGGTAACTGCATTACCACTAGTAGCACTAGGAGTTAATGTAACTGATGAATCAACATATTTATAAAAAGGAGCTGTAGATTTTTTAACACTATTGGTTACGACACTATCATTTAATTCAAAAGCAAATATACTTGCTGCAAAACTTGTAGCACTTGCTCTTACTATTTTTACTGTGGGATTATCTCTATGAGTAATAAATACTGTATCGCCAAATTGGGCATAATTAAGTTCAAATAATTTTGCAGTAGTCCAATTACAATTAGAAGTTACATTACCTTGAACGAGAGTACCACTAGAATTATAAACATCTAGTCTATTATTACTTAAAGCAAATACAGCAGTTTCATCATTAGAAAATATAAAAGGAATTAATCGTGCTTCTGCTGGTAATGTTGCTTTATATTCTGTTGCTGGTCTACGCATTACTCCACCTTCGTCAAGAAGATACCAGTTTCTTACTTGCTTACCACCTTCAAAATATGCTTTAGCATCTGTACGAGCATTTAATAAACTATTAAGCTCTCCAGACGAAAAGTTAGTATATACTTGTCTTACTTTTCTGGGCATTAAGAAACAAGTCCACTACGACTACTCCTTCTTTCAGTAATAAATCTATCAGTTGAAAGTCTTTTTGTTGTAGTTTGTTGCGCATCTATATTTCTTCCTAGAATAAGATTTCTTTCTGCTAGTTTATCAAACTCAGATACCATAGCAGAATCTCTTGCTATTGCTCCAGCATAGATACTAGCAAGTTTATATTCTAAACATAAACGAAAGTAGGGAGGAAATAAACTTTCATCTTGTCTAAAAATATAATCCATAATAACAGAACTACTAGAACCAAATCCATTTAAATAAATTTTATCTTCATACTGACTGTATTGTAATAAAGCATCATTAGAAGTAATGGCACATATCTGTAACACTTGTGGATTTGTTGGCATTTGATAAGCATATTCCCATCTTCCAGTAGGAGAAGCAGTTAATAAAGATAGTTGTTGTTGTCCAGTAGCAAATCTCCATTTGCCTCTAGTTAAAGTTGATTCTACTATTTCTTCATAAATTGTATTAGTTACAAGAGCTTCTGTATTATCATCTGTAAATGACGAAATAGGATTTGCTCCTATCATTACCAATGCTCTCGAAGCTATATCTATCTTGGTTACTGCCATACATTATCCTTTTATATTTTTATCATAATATCTTTGAGCTGCTTGTATGTTTTTATTTGTAGAAGGATCGCCTAATAATAATTTAGATATTCCAGTTCTTTTTTTAAAAGTTTGTACCCCACCTTTAACATTAGGAATAATTATAGATAATTGTTTTCCAGATATATTAGATATTTGATATTTTGTTGCTAAATAAGCTATTTGTTCTTTGAACTCTTTACTTCTTTCTCTTGGATCATTTGATTCTAAAATACTATCTAATATAGCTAATCTTGTTCTTACATCATCAATTTCTTTACTTGATAATTGTTTAGCACTTGCAACAACATTTGCGTTTTTATCTCTATATGTTGTGGCAAATCTTCCATCTGATCTTCTTTCTTGCGTATAT